CCGGAATGACTGCACCTAACGCAGAACTTGTTGCAGCAGGCAAGTCACCTGACGCAAGTACGCGACCACCAGTAATTAAGCCTTTGGCGTCATACGTCACCACATGGTGCGTAGTGCTAAGCGTGACGTCGTTATCAACCTCAATAGTGTTGGAATCCATGCGGAGTCCTTCGCCATTGACAATCACACCACCTTTGGCGCTACTGGTTGCAACAGGAATGTCGCTGCCATCAATCGTTCGGTAACTGACCGCACCACCAGCACTTGTCGGACCAGCAAGGAACTGATTAGCAGAGCCCGTATCGTTGACAACTGCTGCGATCGTTACGGCGCCGTCTGTTGTGGTGGCGGTAATGTCAATAACACCGACTGTGCTGCCGCTAACGCTGTTGATTGAACCAGCAGCTTTTAGGCTGACCCATGCACTGCCGTCCCAGACGTACAGCAGGTTGTCGGAATCCGTATCTAAGGCGAGCTGGCCTGTGAACGCTCCAGATGCAGGCAGCGTTGTAACCAGATCAACTGTTGACTCGTCTGCAAGTTTTGCTGCTGTTACCGCGTCATCTGCAATCTTTGCTGTCGTAACCGCTGAGTCAGCAAGGTCTGCAGTTGCAATGTCGCCTGCAGCAAACAGAATCTTTGCGCCAGGGATCGTGTCGTCACTGATCAAGGTGACGCCGTTAGCGATCAGATCACCAACCGTTAGCTTTTTAGTTTCGCTTGCGCTGTTATCGACCGTAACAAGGAGATCACCACTGACCAGATCTGCACCAGCGAGCGCGGGAAGCTCACTAATTTTTAAGTCAGCCATGGGTGGTCAACTCCTAGTTAGTCCGCTGCGTCGCCAGATCAGCGTCAGCATCTTGCTCTAATTGTAGACTGCTGGAGTCCTCCTGCAAGATCTTGACTGGCGGCTCCAGATCCATCCTTAAGCGGATTTCGCCTGTCGTAATAAAATCAGCAGTCATTTGTACTGTATTATCAGGAGCAAATTGAATCGCAGCCGATGTAAGTATTCCTTCAACTCTCCACCAAACTTCATCATTATTTCTTTCGGCAACACCGCTCGGGTTGTAGCCACCTTTTTTGATATAAAAACGTCCAACAAAATTACTACCAACTTTTGTGCGATGCACTAATTCATATAAATAGTGTGGCAGTTCTTTTGTCGTGTCGCCTGTGTATTCCCAAAAAGCAGTAATGCGGCCAGAGCCTGAAATTAATGTATTGACCCTTGTGCGGAATTCGTCTGACAGAACTGTAGTATCTACCGTTTCACGCTCTGTATTGATTTCAAAGTTGCTGACTTGAGCTAAAACCTTACGCTCAGCATCTTCGACTTTAACTTTGATCGGTATCGCATCTCCTGGCGCTGCAAGGGCAATAGCATTTGTTTTGCCTCCCGTCACAGCATGTGCAAAGCTGTTATAAAGTCTGACGCCACTAGCCTCGTCAACATGCACAAATTTTTTGATGCTTGATTCAGTGTGGCTGTCAACAAAATCTAAGGTGCTGCCGTCCGTGCTAGTGATTTCAACCTTGTCACCAGTAATTAACTGCTCATTGTCAAAGTCAAAACTAAAACGCTTTTCTGTTGCATTTACATCGGCAGCATCGATTGTTGACGTAAGCACTCCACCATTAAATACACGCTTCAGCTCAATTTCGCCAAACGTGCCAAGATATACCGTCATGAGATTGTTACAGTAGAAAGCGTTCCAGTGGCTTGGAACGAAATTTCAGCTCTGACGATATCAGCCGTTGCCGCACCAATCGACGCACTGGTGATATAAGCATTCAACGTAATGTCATTGTTGTCAGCCCCGTCAACCCAACGAAACGTCAACTCAACAGTGTCGTCACTGCTAACACCATCAGAACCTGTCTTATACAGCTTGTTCAAAATGTTTGTAGTGTTAAACGTGCCATCGTCTGCTTTGTGATACAGCAATGTCGCAGAACCGCTATAGCCCACGACTCCAGGAACATAAACGCGGATATGCTCTCCCAGTGTTGTGGTCTCAAGAGTTTCAAGGTTGGACTGCACAGAAAAACTGACGACCTTCGCTAGCTTCGTCCCACCAAGTCGTAACTCTCCATCTCTGCCGGTGTAGACCTTTGCCATCAGATCACGCCAATTAGATTCACTGTAACAGTGCTTACGCCTGGGCGCACTTGCGTTACCTGCGGTGGGCCTTCATACCTGTACTGGGCTTGCGTTCCAGAAATTGATGCCGCAGTGGTTGCCGCAGGCGTATTGGCCTGACCACCCATCCCAGAATGCACGGAGCAGTAGTAGTACAAGGTTGGCGCGTCAGTAGCAACCTTAATTCTGGTGTAAGCACCTGCCTGACCAGGCGTTCCAAAAGTCGTCACGCCAGTTGTATATTCCGTTCCACTGCCATGCGTTCCATCGCTTGTTGTTGAAAACCGCAAAGGGTGCCCTGCATTGGAAACATCCTGCTGACTGAACAAATAAACAATGCCTTCTGTCAGGTTCAGAGTCAACGCATTAGACGAACTGCCGTCAATCCGATACTTGTTGCCACCATCGCTCACAACAGTGACCTTATAAGTCACAGTCTGAACTTCAGTAGGCTCTGGCCTTAATGCATCTGTATTTCCTCCCCAACCCGCCAAAGCATTTTTCGGGATCCTAAAGGTTTGAAACGTGCCCTGCACCTCGTCATAGTGATCTAAAAACAGCTCAGCGTTCGCGTCACCGATATTAGCGTAAGACAAACTCAGTTTTACCTCTGTGCGCTCAGTGCCGTACAGAATCCGAGTTTCAGCGCCGTTTTGCGCCTTGAACGTTTTGATAGGGTAAGACCCTGGCTCGTAAGTCCTACCAGACGGCTTGATGGATGGAAATGCCATTAGTTTTCAGTCGTCTCAAAAAGGTCGTCGTCTTTCAAAAACTTAGCAAGTTTACTCACAAGCCTAGCTGGCTTGTCTGGGTCAGCCCTGTCATCATCGCACTGATGCTCTGAAGCGACAATATCCACAGTGCCTTCCTGTGAAAATGTTAATTGTTCCACAACATAAACATTCTGGCTGACGCGCTTGCTTGTTACTGTAAAAATTGAATCGTGGAATTTAGACTCAGATACCTTGCCTGCAGTCACCGTCATCGTATCTTCTTCTATATCTTCTGAGCCTGTCTTAAAGTAGATAATATCGTATTGACCGTCTCTTAAATCTTGAGCACTTGTTATTGTGCCAGACGAATCAATCGTTCCATTCTTAGCATTGGAATATGGAGAAGAAGCAGTAGTAACAATAATATATGATCCCGCCCCAATGTTCAAGCCCTCAACTGTTGTAGAAAAACTAATCGTATGACCAACAAATTTACGAATGCTTAGAAAATACTTGGCGACTTTCAGGGCGTGGTCTCTAGATGTGCAAAACTGTGTCAAGTCAAACTGTTCCGCAGGTAAAGCATCAAAGCCAAACTTTTTCCCTTCTCCCTTTATTCTTACTTCCATTACCTTTTCCTCAGGCAGTTTATTCTGCGACTCCTGCCTGTAACGCATCACCGCCTGAAACGGCCTGCGCTCTTCACTTCGCAAATACTCAACCTTGTAGGTATCTTCAAGAATGTTTCCGGCAGTAAAGAAGTGTTCAATTTCTATTACGCCATCGTTGATTTCTCCACCCGTAAAATGTGGTACGGCTGGCTTTAAGGAAAGTTTGCCATCCATAATAATAAAATTGCACAAAAAGTAAGGCGCTGTGTCAGCTATAAATTGACGTACATTCGTGCGATCCGTGATCGCTCCATTGAAAAACAGTTTTTGTTTATGCAGGAACTTAGAGGTTTCGATAAAATCATCCTCGTTTATCAAAGGGAACTCATCTTTTGTCATGCCAAGTAAACCGCCAGCGCCACCGTGCTGATCAGTCAAAAGATAGAAAACCAAATCAGTAAACAGGTTGCTCGGGCCATTTTCTCTGTCATTGCCGTAAGCATTGCTCCTATTAGGATGCAATCGTTTGACGTGCAGGCCATTGGGGAGCCAGCAACGCATTTGATCTAAACTACTGAAATTACGACCCGCCTTGAGAGACAATCCAGCAATCGTCAAACGCCTATACTGCGGAACGCGTTCGTTGAGCAAAATTTCATTTACATAGGCAATAGTATGCTCTGGTTGTGATTCATTTGATTTTTGCACTAGCCCTCTGTAAAAACTAATATCTGCAATCCCGCCCAAGCCTTCAAACACTGTTTCGGCGTCGGTTATTTGTATGTTACGAGGAATTGTTTCTACTGTTGTTATTTGATACTTAAATCCAACCCTGTCAAAGCCAGCGTAAAATGGGTTGCTTATATCAACAGCAATTTTATCTTCAAATGTATCGCCCTTTTCCCAGTTGTCGGTGGTTTCTGAGTCAATTATGACTTCTATTTCTGTAACATCATTCCACCCAAGATCCACCCCACTGAAGTGACCATTTGGCATGGCTTTAACTGTAGATCTCATTCTAAATCTTATTTTTTTATCGCCTTTGACGATTGTCCTAGTTACTTTTTCAGATTTTTCGCCAATGGCTTTGCCTCGTGCGCTTCCAAAAATTTCATAATAAAACGCTTGCTGACGACCAGGCTCGTCGTTGCCAATTCGTTTATCAGTAATCTTATACCGAAAACCAGAGAAGGTCATCGTTCCATCTGGATGATCCCTAAAAGGATTATCGCTGCCATAAGCAGTCGTTGGACCGCCGTCTGCTGTAGAATTAAGCCCACGCTTAAACGTAATCTTGTCATTGACATTGAAGCCAGGCGAGCTACCTACGATTTCAGCACTGTTTACAATCCATGTTGTTTCCTGACTTGGCCTTGCGTAATGATTTGCAGGTAATTCATATTTTTCAACCGTCCATCGCACCTTCAGCCACCTGTTGTCATCAATAATTTCCCTAGTTTCCCTGCGGCGAGTTTGACCAATTCTTTTTGGACTGTCATCTGAATTACCAAAAATTTCATAGGTAAACGCACCAGTGAGCCCCGGCGTGCCAACGTTCCCTACGCTTTTAATTTTTTCCATATCTGTCGCAAAGATAAATTGCTGCCCTGGCTTGTCTGGCAAAATTAGCTCTCGACTTAATACTGACGGCTTTTGAAATTCTTCTTTAATTACCGTAGTAGATCCTCCTCTAGTAAGTTCCTTGTTAGTTCTTATTTCTTTTTTGCGGGTTACAAAACCAACCGTCTCTACAACAAATCTACCAAGTTTTTTGACATCTACTTCTAAAGCAATCTTATTTGATTTGCCGTCTGAAATTGAAGCGGACAGCAAAATCATTTCTTGGTCATCAGACAAAACCCGAAGTTCAGACGCTGGAATCGGCACGAACTTAAATTCAAGTTCTGCTGGCTTTCCTGCTGGATGCTTGAACCTAATAAAGTTATATTGATCCACCGGCTTATTGCCTTTAACTACAAAGTATGGACTCATGCGTTCAAAATTAAATGCACTGTTATTTTTGTCTTTACCCGCTTGACGCACAAAAACTTGAAACACGGAAGACCTTTCAATCGTTCCGGTGTACGTTCCAGATCGCACGGTAATTTCTGCTTTGTCAAAATCTCCTAGCTGACCCGGTGTTGGTGTAGTATTAAAAGCACACAAACCATTAAGCCGCTGAAATACTCTGCTTCTTATACCAATTTCGGTGACAACTGCTGCCCTATTATTTCTAACAATACCTGTTGCAATTTTTGTGATTGGCAAAAATCCTAGCCCAATTCCATTTCTGTCTTTTCCGTCGCCTGTATGCCCAACCTCAGGGTTAATTACTAATTCTGGGCTAACAATGCCTACAACTTTATTTAATGATTCATCAGTTGATACGCATTCTAATCTAATTTTTTGGTCTTCGTCGCCATCAGGAATAAACTGAGGCAATTTTCTTTTTGCAACAACCCAAACTGTATTCCCAATCGCAAACTGCTCACCCACCTGCAAAGCATCATCAGCAGCAATTTGCTCTGCTTCAACGCTTGAGTTTATATCCTCAACAGACTCCTTGCCTTTGTCGTCCTTGCGTTCGTAAAGGTCTTCAGGAATTTTAGTCGCGCTTATAGTAAAAGTAATGCGATCCCCTTCGCTTACACTAACTGTTTCGCTCTGTTCATTATTGATAGTTACAATGCTTTCATTTTCGCCTGGATTTTTAACAACCTTGGTTATGCCCATGCGTGGGCTATACATGCGACCACTGCCCTCTTGGTCAAGACCGTCTATCTTGTCTAGATTATTATTATTAATTGATAAATTTTGATCGTTATCTCCTACGATTTTAATACGCCGTAAAACTTGGTTTCTTCGCTGCCTAACTTGGCTTCCATCTTTTACACGCGGGATACTGACAGTTTCATAGTTAACCCTGAAGCCAGTCCCATTGGGTATCGCCCCATAAACGCCAAATTGTGCATTGTTCGTCAGAGAGTAAGCATGACAAAAACTTTTTGACTTGTCCTCTACATTGCTTGGAACAACAAAAACATCGTCATCTTTAGCCGTAAAATCTCCTGGCTCCCCTTTGTCTGGTCCGCCAATAGTTCCATACTTTCTGTCTTTAACTCGTATTCGATTGAGGTCTGTAAACTCTGAAGCGTCACGCTTCCAATAAAATGCAAAAAAGTCCTCATACAAAGTATCCAACGGGTTGTTGCCAAGAAAAATACCCTCAAGATCAGGCTTACTTATGCCGTCAGGCCCTACATCATCAGCAACACCCTGTTCTCCAACCACAAACATTAGCTTTGCTGACTGCTGAGTGCCGTGACTTAAAATGCGTGACCACACAAGTTTTGGTGTGACCAACATTCCGCCGATCTTTGTATCCTCGTCGTACTTACCAAAAATAATTGGAATCGGCGAAGCGTAATCTGCCAGCTCATTTAATGTGTCAAAACCACGGCTAGGCACAAAACGATTTGGACCTGTAACGTCTCCAAGATCTACTGATTTCGCCTTGGACGCACCAGGCATCTTCGGCTTTGGTGTCAACAGATAAGCAACACCAGTCAGCACAAGGCTGATCGCCAAGTTAATAAGAATTGGCGTTACAACTGCATCATTTACTATGTCAGGGATATGGTCATACGCAGCAGGTCTTACGGCTCCACGACGCTTCGCCTCAGCTACAAACTGCCGATACTCTTCCTCTGTTATCCCTATCGTTTCAATTAACTGCCTTTCGTACGGAAGCAGTGGTACGTCGCAAATAGTCGGACCGAAGACCACTGAATCTTTTCCGACATTCGATTGACGTACAAGATCCCCGTTTGCCATGTGACCGCAAATGCCCAAGATTGCTGCGGCAGCAGCAGAATGTCCCCATCATACTCTGGCTTTTTTACGCGGTCACCCCAGCGCATCAAGTCACGGCAGATCGACCACTTGCTTGCTTCGTACCAAGACTGCTTAAACGGTGGCGCGTCGATGTTCAACCGCTCCAAAACCTCATAGCACAAATGTATGCAGTCGATATAACCGTCACTGCCATCAGCGCCAAGCCGATACGGCATCCCAATTAAATCACTGCAGTCTGACACTGTTGCTGATCGGCAAATTGCCTACAAGGTCTTGCGTTAATGATCGTCTTGGAATATCCGTTCCAACAGCGTCCAGTACTGAGCTTAGCTCTAAGTTGAGCGATGTATTATCCCATTGGCCTCCGGTAACTTGACCTGTAAACGTATGCACAATAGTATGCGTAGCAGTGGGTCCAGTTTCAGGATCGGTGTCCTCAATAATCAACACATCGACCTTGGCAATAGCAAAATTATCAATCGCATCGATTGCAAAAAAGCGCGTTAACTCATTGTTTGGGAAAACAAGGGTTGATTCCAAGCCGTCACCTGAACGGTTCACTGTGACACCAGAAAAGCCAAACGGTGCAAATCTGTAGCTTAAGCCAGGAGCATTTGCTGCACGTTGCGCTGGATTTGCGTGGATAATTTCTTTGCCGATAAAAAAGTTTTGAAACCTGACATTTTCTTTAAATTCTGCAATGCCCCTCAGCAGAAACCTGCAAGCGTGTCCAAGAGCAAACTGTGTCACATTCCCAGCCTCCTACGAGTGCCACTGCTCATCTGCAGTCGCTTGAGTGTTTGCTGCTCACCTTGTCTAGCACCTTGATTAGCCGCTTGCTGCATACCTTGCTGGAACTGATCAGCGGTCACATAATCGACGCTATTGATCCGTTCCACGGTATAGCGAACATCGATTGGCGCGGCAACTGCAGTACCATCACCTTCACCCGATGTGCCAGAGCCACCTGCTTCTGGAATGACGGAACCACCGCGAGCACCACGTGAATAACGCGCCATGCTTTCACGCATCTTGCTTTCTGGGATGATGTATTCAGGTTCACCACCTTCACCGACAACAGCGCGAGTGGGGCCTGACACATAGCCACCTTCAGCAAATTGAAGACCACCAGCGGCATTCACGCTTACAGATTCGCCTGGATTTGCAACAAGAGGTAGAAAGCCACTACCATCCATGGCGTCACCTGCATCTGGAGCACTACCCAAACCAACACCCAATGCCTTCATGATTAAGCCATAGGCAATCATCGCTAACTGCTTTGCAATGATCTGTGCCGCCATATTCATAAAGTGCTCGGCAACGGACGACAGCATGTCTGCGATTGCTTGGTCCGCACTCTTAGTGCCTTGAATGATGCTAGTAAAAGCATTGCTGAACGAATTACCAATAGCCGTTGCACCGGCTGCCACTTGATTTTCTAGTTTCAACAATTCTTCTAAATCCTCTCGCATTTTGTTGCCTGGGTCAGCAGCTTCTGCCGCAATCCGTTCTGCCTCTGCTCTGCGCTCTGCTTCTTTCGTTAATTTGTCATGCAAATTAAGTTGCTCGGCAATCTGACGGCCGGCTTCAAACTGAATCTTTTCAGTTTCTTCTAAAGTTTCTAAATATGAAATTGCGTCTAGGTTTAGCTGGCCAGTAGCATCGGACTGATCTTTTATTTTATCCGTTGTGTCATCTGGTTTTGGTGGTTTGATAGTCGTTGGTTGACCTTCAGGCAAAACCCCGCCGCCAACCATCCCTTCGGCAAGCTGACCTTGCAAAATTTTAATTGAATCGCTTAACGCTTTGGTTCTACCTGTTGCCTTGTCTAATACATCAAATGCGCCTGCAGCCATTCCACCCAAAGCGCCAGGCGTAGCCTGTAAAACAGTTCTTTGAAATTCAATTTCAGCCAATGTTCGCTGATTTGTTGCAAGAGCTGCATTAAGTTGATCTGCAGTGCCGTCCTTAATCAAATCATTAACTTCTTTTTGTACTCGTTTTGTTTCCTGAAGCTGTCCAATAAAAGCCGCTAAACCGCCTAAAACAATGGCAAATGGAATCGCTTTTAATGCTAGGTTTAACGCGCCTACAGCAACTGTCATTGCCGTGATTTTAGTGTTGGCTGCCGTAATTGACGCAGCTAAAACTTGTTTGCCTGCGGCTGCTGCAAGTGCTTTTTCGCCTATGACACTCAACCCAGTTATAGCGGCTCCCAAAACAGCAGGGCCAGCCATTGCTGAAAGCAAACCTGATGTTGTCACAATTAGTGGATTCAAGATAATTATTGCACCTGTCAGTCCTGTGACAGCAATGACACCATCTTGTATAGGTTTTGGAAGAGCAGCAAATTGCTTAATTAACTCAGTAGCGCCATTGACAAGTGGCGTAACAACAGGCAACAATCCTTGCCCGATGGCGACCTGCAAGCTATCAACTGCGTTTTGAAAGTCTTTAAATTTTTGAATATCTGAATCTTCGACAATCTGCGCTATAGAGCTTGCGCCCTCGCTTTCAATTCTTTTGAGCGCATTGATAACAATATCAGAAGTAATTTTACCTTCACTTGCATACTTTTTAAGGTCTCCGGCTGCAATCCCTGTTTCTCTGGAAATGGCTTGCAGAATACCTGGAATTTGCTCAGAAATAGATCTAAATTCATCGCCCTGCAGCCTTCCCGATCCTAAAGCCTGCGCTAATTGAGTAAAAGCCGCAGACGCTGCCACCGTAGACGCGCCAGATAGCTTTGCGACAGTATTAAATCCAATAAATGTAGATTCAATATCGCTTAAACTTACGCCAAGTGGTCGCAATCTTGCAAAAATATCAGTAACACCTTCTGTGGCCTCGCGGATGCTTAACCCAAACGTTTTGGCTGCTTTTGCGGACAATCTTTGTGCTTGATCATATTCTCCATACTGCTTAGTTAAAAGTTTTAACCTGTTTTGCAGATCATTGAAAGACGCAGCAGAAGAAATTGCCTGTTTGCCTATAAGCGCAAATCCTATCCCAGCAAAAGCAGATTGCAATCTGCGAGCGCTTGAATTAAGTCTGTTAAAATTTTTCTCAACATTTTTTGTCGCTTGCCCAACCTGCCTAAGTGGATTGATCGCCTTTACTGCGTTGACGATCAGCTCAACGTTGGATACTGCCATAGCCGACCAGCAATGCCCCTATATTACCGCCGCCGCATCTTTGCGCGATCCCTTGCTTTTTCCTCTCGCTCACCTTTCTTCTGGAAGTAAGCAGCAAAATAAACAAGCTCCGCATCGGTTAATTCCGTGCGAAGCCTGCTTACTGTCATCCCAAGCTCGCAGGCCAGAAAAAACTCAAAGTAAAGCCAACTGTCCTGCGTCAGTCGTTTTTTGCTTCTTCCAGCTCAGCATCACCACCAACACCAAACAGGAATAGCTCAAGCTCGTTCAATACAGACTCAGGCAGCTGACGCTGCAACTTGGCTGCATCAGCAGAAGCAAAAGCTTTGGTGCCATCCTCCAGTTCAGCCATTTGACACAGCATCTGCGTGCTGATGTCTAGTGCCTCTTGCGTGCCAGCAAGACCTTGCGCTTTTTTGCGATCAGCGCGGGTGATCGGCTTGAAATACAGGTCAATGACCGTATCTCCCGCCTCGTTCTTTAGCTCAAATTTACGGCGCTGGTTAAGGTCAAAAGCCTCAACCAGCAGATCAACGGTTCGAGCCATCAAAAAAAATAGCTTTGATGCTCAAACTATAGCCTAATTACTCCAGGTTGGAAGTAATCGTGCCGCTGGTGATAAAGCTGCAAGTGACAATGACTAGCTCGCCAACTGTGGAAGTGATTTCCATGTCAGTGATGATTCCGGCAAAGCTGACAGAGTCGCTGCCAGTAGTCGTGCCAGTGGTGAACAGCTCAAATGTGGCGTCTGCAGTGTCAGCAGTGGTAACTACATCTTCAATAAAACCAGCTTGACCAGTGGCATCAGGGTCGTAGACCAGTTCAACAGTGCCAGAGCCAGACACCATGCTGCCAACAAAGCTCCGGAATGTATCACCATGCTTGCTGGTGTCCAACGTTTCCTTGGTGATTGTCAGGCTCCAACTGCGGGTGCCGACGATTGTGGCGTTAGTGGTGCCTGCGGCATCAAATTGAACAGTGCCCTGTTCACCGCGAAGAGTTGCCATGGTCAGAGTTCCTCGATGAATTCAAAGGTCACACGGACCTGAGTTTGAAGATAGCCCTCGGGAGAAGCGGAAGCTAAAACCTCTGGACCTGTTGGAGCGTCGAAGT